GCCATGAATGCCTCTTATCTTATTTCCTGATTCACAAAGGTTTAAGAGTTCCTCAAGAGGTTTAATAATACCTAGACAAATATACTTCATCAGGTAACAAATATCAAATTCAAGCTCTAACGATATTGGTGATTACTCATGCAGTTTTTAGCTTTGGGCGGCGATATGACGAACAATCAAATTTAATAAATTGTTCCCCTTCACAACCAGAACATATGTTTGTATGATATAAATATCTTATTCTAGGGGTGATCGTATGAAATCGTTAAATGGTATTGTAAGTAGCGTAAAAATTCTTAAGTATTCTGAACGTCCCCTCGTCTATTTTAAGCTTGATGATACTAGCTGTTTGATTGCTGGTCATTCTTTGAATTTCCTTGCTGACGTAGAAGATGGCATGTTGATTGTAGTTGGTAAACAATTTAACAGTAGAAAACAGTTTGTAATTCTCAAGTATTGTGTGATTGGGAAGACAAGGATTATGGTGGAAGTTAGTAAGTTATTAGTTTGAATACGGATTTTAACGTTAAAACATAAGTTCCCGTTGATTTACTATTTTATAATTGAGTATAATCGTGGAAAGGATGTGTTAAAGATGAATAATGAAATGCTTGTAAAAATAATCGTATCGGAAGATATATCCAGTCAGCAAAACGGTCCTAGCGTCTCTAATATTATCATTAATCCAGTATTAGCTTTAAGGGCCCCTTTTGTTCCCACTGCTTTATCATTGGCTGTAACTGTTTTAACTAGTGGTATTACTCCAAACGAGTCTCATAGAATGGAAATAAATATCACCAATGCAAATGGTAATGCTGATGAACCTGCTATTTATTCTACAGGAGAAAATGACTTTGCTATTCCTGGAGCATCAGATAATTTTAACTTTAATCTTGATCTTAAAAATATCCCGTTTATGGATGAGGGAAAATACAAAGTTAATTTCATTTTTGATGGTAAAACTTTTTCGGATGTTTTTTCTGTTGTAGCTAGTCAGAAACTTTCTAAATAAATGGATAATTTAATTTATACTTCTGACTCGACTATCTCGCTAAAATCAGAAACAATTACTCAGAAGGATACTACAGAAGATAAAACAATTATATCTAACAAGCTAATTTTATCAGTAGCTACTTTTTCTATCCTGACCAGTGGGATGGTAAACGTTCATACTATCAAGCCGAAAAAAAACAATATTGATATGCCGAACGTTGAAATGGAGTCCGTAAACTTTTTTTCAACGGAAACAAAGTCATTGAGTCAAGATTTTACCAACAGTCAAGCTAATGATGATATAATTATGATGAATAATGAAAAATTGGAGGTGGAGGATTTGGCTGAAAGAGTTACTCAAGCTCAGCTTAATGAAATTAAGGATCACTTTGATACTAAATTAAATAGTTTGCAGCAACAGCTAAGTACTCAAATTGATCAAGCAAAGACTACCACTATTCGTGAAATCAGACAATCAATCAACGACGAGCATACAGAACTTAAAAATTCCAAAAGCAGTAGCATTCGATTTTGGGTAGGATCCGTCATCGTACCTTTTGGGATTGTTGCGGCCACTCTATTTTTTACAAAATTATTTCATATCTATTAAGTTTGAATCAATTGCGTACCTTCTCTATAAGAGGAGGTATTTTTTATGTACCCCGCAGGACTCGAACCCGCATCTTCCGATATGAACCGGAGTATTCTACCAATTGAACTAAGGGTACTTTAAATGAGTATTATTATTTTTTAAACGTGTTACAATAAAGAAATAGAACGTCAGATCTTCCCCACAGTCCACTTCCCCAAGTAACTGTATCTGACGTTCCCTTTTTTTATGGGCGAGTGACTTCCCAATAGAGTAGATGTTACCTAGAAACCGATTTCTTTGCAAATGATACACTCATGACAAAGTGATACACTACACAAAGAAACAACCAGCCCGCACACGACTGGTTGCCGATCAAGATGAAACTTAGTTATGAAAAAGAAGTAAGTTCTGGCAAAACTTACACATTCATAATAGCTCTTTTGTTAATATCTTGCAAGCGCATTCTCGTCTAAACTCTTTTTTAATGTCACTTAATATCGTGATACCAGCGAGTCTCATAGAAATCTTGGAAACCGCCAACTGTGTTACCCTTTGAATCGTTCGTTGCACGAGTCATAACAATTACTGATTTGCCACTAAATTGTTTCGCATTAAAGTTCAAATCGTAGCCAACACTTCCTGTTGTACGATAGGCTGCGTTCACATCTGGTCTCGCTACTCCAGGTGCTTTTTGGCGTGCCAATTCTTTGCCAGTGGTCCGATCAATAATAAATACATATTGATACTTGTAGTTAGCGATATGCCAACCACGAGCCTTCAAGGTGTTTCCGATTCTCCCCCATTGATCAACATGAGCATGGTTTCCTTTGCCATCGTTCAGTACAGAATATCCTGAGCCTGCGGTAGTTGGATCTACAGGTTTACTTGGTGTCGGTGCAGGTTTGTTCTCGTTTGATTCAAAACCATACTTCACATCATGTGCAAATTGCGCTTGTGAGACACCGTGACTTGCTAAGTAGCCATACGGGTCCGTATGATCGCCCCACCAATTCGTAGAAATGTATTGGTGACTGATGACCCCTTTGCCGCCTACTGGACTGTCTACAGTAAGAGGAATATTAAACCGTTTCGCACTGTCACGAATTAATTCAATGTAAACTTTATAGTTCTGTTTAAAGAGCGCTGGATTGGACGTTGCTTGCAATTCAATTTGTACTGGCGAATTCGCATTGGCATAAGAGCCGCCTCCGTATTGCACATAGCCGGGTTCACCAACTTGGTAGACAATACCGTCACCAACAATATAGCTAGTGTAGGCATTCATCCAATTGCGCTTCATAAAGGTAGCTTCGTTACGTCCTGTTGCGCTAGGATTTGCAGTATCGTGCGCCACAATATAATTTGGATTTGCTCTAATTGGACTGCCTTCATTCGCCCCTAAATTGAACTCGTTATTGATCGTGTAAGCAAAGCCATTAATAGGCAATAAAAAAAGAGCCAGTAAAAGGCTCAGTAACGTAATTTTCTTTTTCATGTGATTCCTCCTATTTTTTCGAATTGTATGCTGAGACACCTGTAACTACTCCTAAAAAAGTAGCTACAGCATTAATTGTTAGCACAGTCATATCCGCGCCACCCCAACCGTATGCTTTTCCAAGTGTGCCAACTAAAACAGATGCAGCTGGCAACACTGTGAGAACCGCCCATTTAATAATTTGGTAATACTTGTCCGGTAAAATCATTTCAAACCCCCCTATAATTTCGTTAAGAAATAGCCTAATATAGTAATACCTAAACCGATCATGTAACCCCATGACCATTTATTGTTTGCTTTAATTTCTTTGATGTCATCAGCATTGTTGAGTGCAATAGAATATGCGTGATCCGCCACATCTTTCGCAGCATCCGCCTTCTCTCTCAATGCCTCGTAATTATCAAGTTTTGTTTCAATGCGCACTAAGCGCTCAATAACATCTTGTGCAGTATCATCTTTCAAAACTCCCCCGCCTTCCAACTAAATAATTAGCCCCGTTAAAAACGAGGCTAAATTGTTACTCTGCCAATTCTGGCAAATCCATATCCACAAGAATCTCTTTCACTTGTTCGCGAATTAGACCTGGTACTTGTTCAATCCTCTTCTTGCCTTTAATAATTAAAGTCGCATATACTACAGCCATCTCTTCCACCTCCCTTCTGAGTAAATAAAAAGCAATCCTAATCCGCAGTTTCTGCATCAAGGATTGCTTGTACTTCATTTCTGATTGTTCTAGGAACTTCTTCAATAGTCTTCAGGCCTTTCTGGATTAAATTCACGTAAATATTTGCCATCTATACTACCTCCTTTGCTGCATCGGCTGGTACCAGCATTTCGTATACTTCGGCTAAAGCTAATTGAGTATCTGTTAGTTGGTCGTTAAGAACCTCATTTTGCTTTGTTAAGGTTTTAACATCAGCTGTAGCTTTCGTGTAAAAGTTCTCTAACAGACTAATCTTCTCAGTGCTTGCCATGTATTCTACTGGACGCCATACGTTCAATTTCACATCGAAGAACTGTAGCATTTGATCACGAGCGGGATCAGGAACGACTTCCGTGTATGGAAATTTCACTTCGAAATCCTCTTTTACTTCTGTTTGACTGCATCCAAATGGATACAAAATTTCGTAAATTGTTTTCATTTTTTCCTCCTATTCTTTCCCTGCCCAATAAACGCCGTTGCAGGTGAACCATTCGTTGGCTACGAAGACACTGTTCGCTTTTATATTTTTAGTCCCCTTTTCCACAAAAATTCCTTTGGCGCTATTATTTCCAATGTGACCAACGAGTGTAGCATTGTTGATAGTTGCAATCATTGAATCTGGTAATGACGAACTAATCATCGCGACATACGCAACATCCGTTTTAAACTTAATCGACCCTTCAACTACGACTAATGAGCCATGCAAAATAAAACATAATTTACCTTCGGCAATCACACTCGACGTTGTTGAGTCAAGAATAAACACACTGTAATCATTCTTGCTCACAACCAAATCATCATTAATCATCAATCCATCTTTAAAGTTCTTGATTCCACCGATCGTTTGATTTCCAGCAATCGAAACAGCTTGTTTGTCAATCACCTCTCTCGTTAGTAGTGGTGTCATTATTTTGGTATTATCCGTTCCAGCTTCTGCCTCTTCTTGAGTAGCAATTTTTTCTCCGTGATTGGCCGCTATCATTGACTCTATGAACTCATTCATTGAAATTTCAAGTGATACTTCTAAGTTTGCATAATCGATTGATATACTTGAGTAAGTAGTACCATCTGCTGCTTCAGCGTAAGCAGTAATATTTACGAATCCATCATTGTCTATGAAATGCTTATTATTACTAGCAACAGTTTTATTACCGATTTTTGTTATTGAATTACTTGTAGTCGAAGTGTCTCCAGCCCAACCGTTTGCTCCCATTGACCATGCAGATACAACAAGTCTATTTCCTGATGGGCCGGAACCTTTTCCCCATACATTCCATTGAAGTATAGTTTCTTTCCGTAGGATTTCAATCTGACTGTTTAAATCAACCGCACCCCGAGTAATGAAAAACTGCTCACCAAGTTCATCTTTCATTATTTTTAGAAGATCCCAAAACGCTCCAGCTTGGGTTATAGTTCCATTTTTATTTTGCAAAATAAGCTGAGAAACGTTATCCAGAGATGATACTTTGTCGTAACTATTTTGATCGGGTTTCACAACGAAACTACTTGGTTTTTGTAAAGTACTTCCAGTTGTCCAACTAAAAATATTTGGATTTTCAACAGTTGAATCAGCAATTTTATTCTTGAAATCAAGAACGAATGTTAACCGAACCTTTTCTTTACCAATTACTTGGTAGATCACGTTAGCGGAACTTTCTTGCTTTGCATTTTCTAGCTCTGTTTTCGTAGCGAGTTTGTTGTCTTTGATTGACTGCAAAATATCAGATTGAGTCTTTTTAATCCCCGTTGACTCAATTTGAATAGAGGTTAGCTCTGAGCCAAGTTCATTGCATTTTTGATCGAGTTTCCCGTAGTCAATTTCTTTCTCATCCATGAATGATTCAAACTCTTGATCCATGTTTTCTAAAAGATCATCCAGTTTTGATACATATGTCGTTGCTTGACTTTGAGAAATATCAGCGTCTTTAAGAACTTCGATATGAACTTCCTCTGAAGATATACGATTATCATTTTCATCATAAACTCGAAGAAATGCTCTCTGATATTTTCCAATAATTGATACATCTTTGCTCTGAAATTGGAAAACATATTTCCCTTTTTCAGAATTGTATGGATTTGCTTCGCCCTCTACATAATCACTATTTCTTAGATTCCCTTCTAACTTTACTTTGTGTTGCTCAGTTAAATCGACGGGCTTCTTATTGTCATAAATACTTATTAATACTTTTTCACCTATATCACCTTGTCGAAGAGTAATTCGATTTTGAAATGATTTAATACTCTTATTCAGATCAAGACTTAGTTCAATCAAAACATATCACCTCCCCTTATTTAAACTTCATGCCACCGACCCCGTAGAACAACAATTTTTCTTATTCTAAGCTTTTTGGAAAATTGGTTAGTTGAGTTAAAGTTATCGCCTTTTAAGAGTAACTTTCCGCCTTCCGTTCGCCAGTGTAGAATTTTTGAAGCCATTTCTGGCACACCAGAATTGTATCCGGATATCAAAGGAATATGTTGAGCCGCTTTGTCCATGAATTGTTTTTTGTGAAATTGAGTAAACTGCGAAGTATACCACTCACTTGCCCCATCCCTTGTAGGCGATCCCCAGCTCAATAAAACCCACTCAATTGAATCAAAAGTTCCCAAATTAAATTCGTCAGCAGCTGTCCAATATCCTCCACTGCCTATACCAGCATCCAAATGAACAATAGTTCGATGAGGATCACTATTAAATGATTCCTCGAATTTAGTAAGATTAACGGTTGTGTCATTGGCTACATACGAGTATAACGGGAATGTAAATTGCTGATCGTCATTTGAAGGGTTACTCCAAATCAAATCTTGTCGAACCTCAAGTTTGACTTGATTTTGCTCAACAGTATAGTCATTATCCCACCAATTTCCATGCGGGATATTTTCTTTAGTCATATCTAAACTTACTGTGACATAACCTGTGGTGTTTGCTGGGACAATTAGTTCTTCAATCGAATCATTTTGAATATTTCTACCAAAACAAATGAGCCAACCGGTATCTATCAATATTTTTAGACCTTGAGAAGTCGCTGCAAATTCATTACCATAGCCTGGAATGACATAGCTATTTTTACCGGCTAAAGCATGATAGATTTTCGCATCCGATCCAGCTGTATTTAACATATGTTCAAATGTAAATGGTTTAATTGCCATTCTATTTCCTCACTTTCTACTCATCCATGTATTCGGTCACACGTGATCGAATGTTTCCAAATTTAAGTTCTATTAGATCTTTCTCAACTCTATAGAAAGTCAATACTGATTCATATTGCTGATTTTCAATAGATAGGTTTGCCAATAAACCAAGGAAGATGTTTTCCTCACTAAGTATCTTAGAAACTTTTCTAACCTTAAACGTAATTTCGTGGGCATAAGCATTTCCTGACAGTTCGCTTTTTGCCACATTTTCATAAGTTGGTCTATCTTCTTGCTCAGTGTCGTAAATATACACTTTTGTCAAAGTTGGCCTTTCAATATTTTGATGGCTGCTATTTGTTGTTAGTTCATTATTTTTAGTCAAAAAATATGTAGCAAGAACCATAGGATTCTCACTACTTGATGTTTTCTTATTAATTATCAAAAGCTTATTTTCATTTCCTGTATTTGCGTTTCTAACACTAACATCCCAATCTGAGAAATCAGAAATATTGTTTTTAATCTTTACTTTAGTTTCAATCCGAATCAGTTCAGTAATTAGATTCCCATCAGTATCAATCTCAACGAAACGCCATACAATGTTATATTTCTTAAATGCGTTAAAATAGTATTTCATGAGATTTGTTACAGTTGGTGGATCTGAAGGCTGGTAAAGATGCTCTGTATTTGAACTTACTTGAATTACTAAGTGTGGGATACTCTTTGTCGGATCGTTAATCAAATTGCTCATAACCAAATTTCTAAAATGATGCTCAAAGGAATTTCCACTAACCCGTGTAGCAGCGAATTCAAAATCGATTAAGGAGAATATCTGACAAGCACCAAACTCATCTTTCTCAATACTTTGAATTATGCCGAAATATATGAATGATCCTTTGATATAGTCTTTAACTAAAACGAAATCACCAATCAAAGCTGGAATTTTTTGTTCACCAATCTTAAAATTTGATTGGACATTTGATATTGCATCATTTTCTATCTCACAATCAGAACTGTCCAAAAAAAGTGGTACACCGTACTTGCCTTTGCTCCTTTTAAAAAAAGAAAGATGATATATCACTAAACCACCAACCTCTCTTCTCGCCACGAAAGTTTAAAATCTGCAGCCCCAACATGACAGACGATTTCTGATTTACCTACAGGTAGATGGATGAAATTAGACTTATTATGATCTTGGTATTGATAGACACTTTGCTCAAATCCGTCTGTTCCAAACCTAGAGACCCGAATATCATCCTGAAAACTACTAACAACTAGTTTCTCTCCTGCATTAAGTGATAATTTATAACCATCGTCTGCAATTTTTTCCCCGTTATGCCAAAGTTCCCAATAAGGATCAATACAAGCGCCTTCTATCTCGATCTGTGTCGGGCTCACCATCTCGTCGCTATTCATTAAATAGACAGACTCATTATTTATTTTTAGAATATTGTATCTACCAGTTAGGTCAGGACCATAAACGAAGGGATAACCATATGTTGGGACCTTACCACCATACGTGGTAAATGTCTTAGAAACCTTTTGAGCTGTTTTCAAGCAAAACCATGGTGAAGTACAATCGAATGAAACTGGTTCCTTCATTCTCCCTGCAAAGTTTATCTCTGTTTTTCCAATTTCTTTTACCTTTATTTTTCGAATAAAGTGTCCTGCATCCGTTACATAATGGAGTTGTAGCGGCGTGTAATTCAAAAATGAAATGAAGTCGGAAAAAACTTGATAGGTTTTTTGGTCTCGAAAAGTTCCGTACATGATGTTAATCTTAAACTCATTCATATTCACTGAACTGGATTTTATTCGATAATTTCCGTTCAATCCGTCATAATCATTATCAAAAGAAACTCCTAACCCTTCGGGATCTAGGGCTAGAAGTCCAGTTTCATTGTTTAATCCTAATGTTTCGCCATTTCCATTTGTTAAATGAAATTGTCGAAGAAACTTGATCATTAATATTTCCTCCTCACAATTTCTTTTGCTACAGTCTTAGCTACTTTCTTACCTACTTTTTCTTGGTCCAGATATACATCTAATTCTTTATCACGTATTTCCTCCAGCAATTGGTTATTTACAGTTAGCAACTGAATCACTTCCCGAAGATCAACACTTGATGAACTAGCAAAGTTACTTCGAATCGCTTGAGTATCAATACCAATAAAATCTGAGAGATTTAAAGTCATGTTTGAAGCCATGTTGCTTAAACCTGTTGTAGCAGATTGAATGATTCCTGAACCATTTTGAGCCATGTAATTCAGTGCTTGACCGATTAATTCCATTGCTCTGGCTGGTTTAGTGACGGGTATTACAACTTCAGGTTTACCCTTCTCCCCAACTCTGTACATTTCTTCAGTTACCCAGCCGCCGTTTTCGTATCCATGACCATGACCAATAACCCCTAGCATATTTGCACCATACCGACCTTTTGCATAGCGAATGGCTGCGAGAATGTTATCAAAACCGTTCATAATATTTCCGTGTCCTGGGAATGCGTTAGCCGCAAATGTCCCCGGTTTCGTTTGAAGTAATCCTGTTGCATTTCCATCGGCTAATCCATCATTCCCACCAATTGCTGACGGATTCCCGCCTGATTCGGTTTGAATTTGAGACATCCAAGCGTTGACGTAGGCCTGAGAAGTTGAAAGTCCATTCATTTTCAGAGCTTTCTTCACATATGACCGCCAACGTTCAACCGCTGATCCTCCTGGAGTGGGCAACCCGCCCGCAACATCTGTTCCGGCTTTATAGACACTGCCCGCTCCTAGAGCACCATTCAAATGAATGTGATCATAGTGATCACCATCCGGCCACGGTACCCATTGACCAGTAGCAGCTTGCCCTGACATACCAACACGATCTCGAACTCTTCCGTTGGTAATCACATATGCAATTTGTTTAGGGAATTTCTCAAATGCCCAGTTAGCCGCCTCGGTGTAACGCGGGCTTCCGTAAGGGTATCCGGAAATGTCTAAGGCTTGATGTTTACCATGCCAGTATGGATCGCCAGGTCTAAAACCAGATGTAATTGTCAGTCCGCCAAATTTTGACATAACTTTTTGAGCGATATCAACTAAGTATTGGTAAACATTATTGGCGTTCATCGCTCCGTCAAAGCTTCCACCATATGAATCTTCCACTTGTTTTTGAGCAAATGGATAGGCGGCGCTAGTCATCAGTTTAACGCCTGCCTTTGTCATGTTACGCCATGGCTCCATAATACTGTTGTAATCTACACGCTGATCAACGAGTTTTTTGAAAGCTCCTTCATCATCAATTAGGTCGAAAATATCGAACTCTCCAATTCCGTCTTCATATTTTGGAATCATACTTCCAAATTTATTTTGAGCTTTTAGAATCCGCTCGGACACCGTTGCATTGAGTACCTTCGCACCTTTTTTCAGCCAAACAAGAGCATTTCTACCCTTAGCAATAAAAGTAGATCCATCTGGTTCTTGGATGATTTCCTGATATTTTGAACCTTTTTGATCGTTGACAACCGCTGGACCATCGGCGGGATGTCCGTCAGTTCCTCTGGCATACTGCGGAACTGCCCAGTTTCCTAATTTCTTATCAGATTCAACTTCTTTCAAGACAAAGTTAACGCCGCCGATAACTCCGTTGACACCTTTTCCGATACCGCCAACCATCTTATTCGCTACGCTATTCATTGTTGCTGAAAGCGTGCCACCCATTGAATTAATTCCGTCAATCAGTGACTGCATCAAGAAACGCCCAGCGCTATTAAAGCCGCCAGACTTCGAACGTAGATTGTTTATTGCGTCATTTCCAAGTTGATTCACACGATTTATGAATGATTGATAAAGTGAGTTCCATCCATTTAGCAGATTTTGAAGCCATGTTCTACCAGTTTGGAACATCGCATTATAAAAACTTCGCAAAAGATTCAATACTTGATTACAGAAATTCCTTACAGTTGTAATGAACGTTGAAATTAGGCTACTCCATCCATTTAACTTATTTTGCATCCAAGCTCTACCCATTTGATAGTTTGGATTATTCTGATTAGTAATTAATATTGTATATTGGATAATAAAAGTCTGAACACTGGTAATCATTGCTGGTAAAACAGAGTTCCATCCATTTATGAAGTTAGTCAGCCAATCGGCACCCTGAGTGACCATTGAAGGGCTAATTGAACTAAATTGTCCTAGAATACCATTAGCCGCATTTAAAGCTGTCTGGAGCAACTGTGGCGTTGAATCCGCCATGCCTTGATTACCAGCTTTTGAAGCTTGTTGAGCTGACGCCTGCATTTGTGTAGCATCAGGCATTCCGTAGCTTTCAGTCGCAATAACATCACTTGATAAACCAATAGGTTCGGAATCTTTAACTGCCTTAGTCATCATGTCTGTCATAGTTGAAACAGCATTTTCGACAATAGGCAAGCCTTTCTCGATTCCGACAGCAACACCTTCAGGGACCCATTTAGCGATCCCAATCATCACTCGTGACGGTGACTTGATTTTTAGTTTATCTTTGAACCATTTACTAACATTTTCAGCAACATCAGTTACAGCTTTCTTGATCGAACCAGCTGCATCAGTAATCCCTTTACCAATACCACCAATAATATCTTTACCAATCTTGCCCCACTTTACATCTCCAAATGCTTTGAAGATAGCAGCGACAACTTGCGGCAACATCTTAATCAAGACACCAATAGTATTCAAAATACCTTTACCAAGAGCGATCAAGATTTGAACGCCGGCAGCAATGATTTTCGGTAAATTCTGAATAAGAATAGCTACAATCGTAATGATTAGTTTGATCGCCAATTCAATTAATTTAGGCAAGACATTTAGAATTCCTTGAATTAATGAACCAAGAATTTTGACACCTGCTTCGATAATCTTCGGCAAACTCTGAATCAACGTCGTGACTAGAGAAATAATCAGATTGAAGGCCAACTCAATCAATTTCGGCAGCATCATCATAATCCCATTGATCAAAGCAACTAGAATTGTCATACCAGCTTCAATAATCTTCGGTAGATAGGTAATAATCAGTGAAAGAATCATCTCAACAAGTGAAATAACCGCACTGATTAGATTTGGTAGCATCTGAATGATTCCGGTAATAATCGCAGTCAGGATTGTAACTCCGGATTCAATCAACTGAGGCAAAACAGAGAGTAATGTCTCAATGATTGTCTTAGAAATGGTGAATGCGACTGTTACAGCAGCTTGTGCTAAAGGAATAAGTGTTTGTAGTATTCCTTGTATGATATTCGTTAGTAGATTGACCCCAACTTCTATCATTTTAGGTAATATTTCAGTGAACGAAGTCACCAATCCTAGAACGATTTCTGAAATTTTTTCCAATAAGTCTGGTACCGTAGTGCCCATACCTTCAGCAAGTTTTGAAATCAGATTGCTTCCAGTAATAATCAGACCAGGTATCCCACCAACCAAGATTGCAATGATTTTAGGTAGTAGCGATTTGAAAATGTTGATTAATGGTTCGAATTTTCCTTCGAATGCTTTGTCTATTGCTATTTCGAACTCTGCAAACTGTTGTTTTACACCTTGAACGAAATTTCGAATGCCTTGACCTAATCGATAGATAATATTTAGTTGATTTTCGCTAAATGAATCACCAAAAAGATTCGTCAGGCCTTCAAGACTAGTAATGTTTCCTGCAATAATGAACTTCAACCCTAAGAATGCCCGTCGGATTTGCTGAACAATCTCATAGAATTTCTCGAATCGCTGCATCGTTACATCGCTGAACATACTTGTATTGATAGATTCGGAAAACGAATGAAAGTCCATATCGCCAGTTAGAACATCTTTGACGATTTGAATTCCATTTTTCAGTCTGTTAAAACTTTCATGAAGTATAGTTATTCGATTCATGATCGCATTAACAGTGTCTTGCGGTAAAAAGTCAGCTAAAGCCAACTTCAAATCTTCATACTGCTTGCGATCACCGCCATGAAGAATCTGATCTAGACTTGACCTGATGATATTTGACGCTACTTGTACTCTTTCGTTAGCGTCTTTTTTGAATTGATCAAAGGCTTTGTGAAGAATCGTTAAACGATCAAGAATTTTATTGGCGGTTTCTTGAGGAAACAGATTATTGAGTGTTTGTTTCAGTTCCTCAGTCTTACCTCTATCTCCGCCAACGAAGATTAAGTCAAAACTTCCTTTAATTGCTTGAGCTGCAAGCCCAAACTTCTCACTAGCCTTTTCCCTGAACTCTCCAAATGCTTTGTGCAACGCTGTTAATCGATCGATAATGACGTTAACAGTTTGTTGCGGTAAAAGCTGATTGAGATTTTCTCGAAGCGCTTCGGTCTTCTTGCGATCCCCACCAACAAATATTAACTGCAATGCTCCATGAATCGCATTTCCTGCAATGACAAACGTTTCTCCAAGTTTCTTAACGAAGTTAATCAATGGTGCGACTAATTGTCTGAATTTCTCTGAGCGTTTGTAGAGATCTGTTATTGCGACTCCTAAACCAATCACTGCTGCAATAACTAGCACAAACGGATTAGCAGCAGCCAATTTGATAAATGGACCAATCCATTGAACGAATTTTATTAGAGCTGCGAGTAAAAGAACCAATGCTCCATACGAACTCAAAGCTGCAAATAATCCTTTTACAATAGAAATTAATGGATTTGCTGATTTGCCAATATTTTCTAATGCTTTAGCAATTGAAGCTAATACCTCTTGAACTTTTTCAGATCCAATCGTATTATCTCTGAATGATTTCATTGAAGCAGTCGCAGAACCTAATGCATCAACCGCAACTTTTTTGAAAGGTTCTAATCCTTTGACGATAGTTGTAGTAATAGCCGTTCTGAAATTGGCCATTGAACCAGATAGAGTATCACCAGCTGTTTTAGCCAAACCTGCCATCCTAGCTGTTGAACCTGCAACTCCGTCGGTACCTTCTTCGATTCCTTTACGAAGTGTCTCGATTGCTTTACCAGCTTCTAACGTTCCATCAGAAACTGCTTCTTTCATATCTGTTACAGATTTCTGACTCGCATTAGCTAGAATTTGCCAAGCAGGTATCCCAGCATCAACCAAGCGATTAATATCATCCGCATAAACTACACCAGCAGATTGCATTCCTGCAATTGCGCTAGTAATCTGATCAATAGATTCTGCACCGTCGCCCACACCATATGCGGCATCAGCAATTGCTTGGAACACACCTTTTACTTTCGTGCCTTCCATACCAGCGGCAACCATTTTTTTAGCGCCCATTGCTACATCATTCAAAGCAATAGGTGTACCCTCAATAGCAGCTGCGAGATCATCCATGACTGTTTTCGCCATTTGTGCGCTGCCTGTTAAGACAGTTAGTGATTTAGTTGCCGTATCAATCGTGTCAATACGGTCAATGGCTCTGCCGATAGAATCTCTCAAAATATCAAATGCTTTCGCTACAATTGCAATGGAAGCAATAGAGCTCGCAACGTCTTCTACTGATTGCCTAGCAGATTTAGAAGGATCATCAACACCCGATTTAATTTGATTCCTGATATTAGGAAATATTGATTTTGCTTTATCAAAAACAGATTTAAATCCACTAGTAAGATTATTCTTTACTGATCTTGATGCATCTGACGCACTCGTTGATATTGACTTGATACCACTTTTTACTGATTGCCAAATGTTAGAAGCGACACTCGGAATGCTCTTTATTCCATTCACAAACCCTGTTCTTATGTTTGAGGCTACCTGTGACGCTTTTGAAGGAAGCTGAGACAATCCGTTGCCGATTTTAGATACAGCACTTGCAGTCGTATTAACTATTGAGTTAAAACCAGTAAAAAAGACATCCTTAGTCCGATTTAAGACTTGAGTTGCCTTTGTTGGAATTGACTGTATCTGAGAAATTGCTTGATTTTTTGCTTGAGCGAAACCTGAACTAACAAAACCAGTTACGGATTTCATGGCACGTTGAATGGTTCCTGGTAATTCTATGACTTTATCGACAGGCTTTTTAATCAAATCCAGCAATGAATTTCCAATTGTCTTAAAGCCATTCTTCAGATCGGTAAAACTTGACTTCAAATTGGATACGCTGCTTTTCATTGAAATAACTAATGCTTTATTCATCGCTTTGCTATCTTTAGTCATTTCTGAATAGGATAATTTTGCATCGCTTTTCATCTGATCGAAATTCTTTTTCGAATCAGCAGATAAACTAGCATTTGCGCTTTTCATTTTCTGCGTCATCGATTGAAAACCAGTTGAAACTGTCTTCGCTGATTGGCTTCCTTTTTCGCCTAAATCTTTTGCAGTCTCAACCGTGTTACTGATTTTACTTGCCAAATCAGTAGCGGCCTCGCCAGTTATTGTGAACCAGTTGAAAAAAGTGGCTACCGCCTTCTCAGCTGGTGCAGAGTCTGCTGTGATTTCTATATAAGCACCGCCAACTTTTGTACCTTCTGCCATTTGCTCAACTCCCTTCTATATGTATTTTTTATTGGTATAATTTCCTTATCAGTAAGTGGTCTGCTGAAATACTGATAAGGAGGTTAGTACATGGCCAAACATGCATCTGTGAAAATTACAATGGACAAAGATTTGAAAAAGTTTCTTAAAGACCCAAAAAAGCAAATGGAAAAAACTATGCAAGGTAAGAAAACTGAGATTGAATGTCCAAACTGTAATAAAAAATTTACCGCCACTATCGGTAAAAAGAATACATGTCCCTCATGCAAAGAGTCTGTTGAGATTAAGTTTTAAGTTTAATTTCTAGTTCCGCTGAAGCCATTTCCTGAACTAGGGAATTGGCTTCTTTTACCAATTCATTAAATCTGGAAAGTTTTTCTTCTATCTCTGACAGATTTACTATCTCAATACAAACCTCTTGTTTATTTTTGTCATTCTTCACTATTAACACTTCCTTTCCACCATTGAGTGGTGTCTATACCCTCATCATTTGCATTTTGAGTGATATTTTCTTTAGCATTCTTGAAAGCTTCATCATAAGGCTTCATCAAGTTAGACTCATACCCTTGTTGACCAGTCAGATTACTCAAGAACATACCAACTGAATCAACGATCGCTACTTGAATCTCATATTGTCGAGCACGCCTTGATTCATATTCCTTCTTGTTTCCCCATTCGTATTTTCGTCTCAGCCAACTAAACGACTGATCCAAAACCTCTGACTCAGGAATTTTATAGAAATATGAAACGCACTGAATCTGCTCAATTAAGCTTGTGGCGAAGGAGTCAATTGCACTACTGATGCTTTTTGCGGTTCCGTATTTTGTTCCTTCTGAGCCGCTTCTTTCACTTCTTCTTTGCTCATCGTGCGGAATTTCGGACGGATCTTTTTTACTAATGCCGTTAATTTTTCAATTGGTGTATTTGCTAGAAATTCAGCAACAATCAGTGAAGTATCAAAGAAATCCATTTCTTCTGTTTCGTCAGCTGTTTTATCTAAAAGAATTGCCAGAAGATTAGCGATTTTTTCGTCTGGAACTTCCGAAAGGAAGAATTCAACACCCTCTTCAATCGTTGGAAACTTAGTATTAAATAACGGATTGTTTTCCTCGTCAACTTTTTGCTTTCCTTCTTCATCCAAAATTGGCGTTACCTCAGTGTGATCTTTGCGCCAATCCGTAAACTTGCTATAGATAATCATTCCATCACCAGCAACAAACTTCACCAGCTGCAATACTTTCTTATTCGTTAAGCGTGGTACAGGAATCTTGCTACCATCACTTAACTCCACCATTTTCATTTCAGTTACTACGCTATTGATTTGTTCTACTGTTGTATTTTCAGTCATGTTTTTCTCCTTTTTTAGACAAAATAAAAGACCCTGCTTTTAAGCAAGGTCATGCGATTACAATACTTGTTCGATTTCAATGAAGACATTTTCGTCTTCTGGAAGATCATCCTGAGCGAATGAAGTAAACGACACTGGAAGTGTTGCCTTCTCTTTACCGTGATTCGTTTCGACATTATCACTAATCTTCACTTCATAATAGTGGACCATTAAGAATGTCCCGTCTTCACGTTTTACAATCAGAGTTAAGCTATATGAAGCAATTGACGTTGGTGCACCATAAGAAATCGTCTTAGTTCCGAGTTCTTTCACCGGTGTCAAAGTATCTGTTGTGGAATATGCTTTTGAGACACCTTTTTTCAGTGTGATAAGATCGTCTGCAGCTTGAACAGAAGAAATTTCAATAGTTTCATCACCAATTTTTGCAAAACGGACGCTTTCAAAATCAACACCTTTACCAGAGGCTACTTTGATTTTTCGGTTACCTTTATTAATGGCTGCAGCTAGGGTCGCAGGATCACCGAGGTCGGCTGCTGTCTCGGTAATATCGCCACCAGCCATAGCTAACGAACGATTGTCAATTGAATTTTCCATTAATGTGGTACCAATAGTGTTGGTCCATCCGCTAATTGTTGTATCAATAGGAGTAACTGATTGGTCAATCGTTACTTCTTCTGTTTCGTTGCCACGAGAACGGCTGATACCTTCCGTTGTTCCACCAAGATCACGGAAACCTTCCTTGAGCTCAAAAGTTTTCATATCCATTACATCTGAAATTTTTGTTGGACGAAAAGTCGTATCTTCACCAATGATTAGACGTCCAGCGCCCCCTTGGATGTTCTTTTTATTAAAATGGAAAAATTGGTCTTTTGCCATTATTTAGTTCCCTCCTTCTTTTCTGTTTCTTCATAACTCCATGACGAGCTAGAAATTTTCAATTTTTGAAGTTGCTTCTCAGTCAATTCAAGGATTTCCCCATGAATGATAACTTTCGGAACACCTTCGATATTGACGCTTAACGTCGTTCCAGCACCAGAATTCGATTTAGCCATTACTCTGACTTTCGATTCTTTATTTGCAACTGCTTCTTGCTTTGTTTCTTTTTTCTTATCTTGAGCTTTCTCTGCCAAAATAGTTCCTCCTTAATTTTCGAAATAGTTAATATACATGTAGCACCAAGCTTCATCTTTTTTAGACACATCATCGACATTTGGAACTGGTGACATCTGAAAATCAACATCAAAGACATTGACACCCTCTATATCAGAAAAGTTCCGTTTTAAATAATTTCCAACATCTGTGCATTTCTCCAATGCCTCTATATCGCTTTCTGAGCGAACTAACAGTTGGATGGTATTTTTCCCTATTGTCTTAATTAGAAGACAGGGAAGTGGTGCTGTGGCTTCAATTTTCCATATTCTGAATGATTCGAAGCCATCAAAAAAAGCAGCCTTCAGGAATTCCCGAATACTGCTTGAAGCATCAACAAAATCCATCGAGCTACTCCTTTCTATGTTCGTAAAACTTTCTTCATCGCAGCCATACCAGAACTGATCATCCGATCCATGCCGTTTTCAAGCCCTCTTGCGTAAATGTTGTAACGACCTTCGAGATAAATCGCATATGGCACACCTGAACCAGTCTTGAGAGTCGTTTTAGTTCCTGTTTCTTCCCATTCATTAATGATCGGACCAACAGCGGAACCGCTTGGACCCAAATAATGAGTAATGAATCCGAGCGAGTTAATGTACGCTGCAGTATCAATGTGATTGTCAGCAGACGTTACTTCTTTCGCACTCTTCGCCCACTCTTTCGCCATTTCAGATACTAAAGCTTTTCTAGCCTCTTTCATCGATCCTGAACCGCCGAGTGTCTCGGAATCAAGTGAAATCGATACTGCTGCAAATTTCGACTTGTACTGCATTTTCTTCTTCATGCTACTCAGCGCCCTTTAAGAAAACTTTGTAATGATGAAGCGTGCGGTCATCATGATGAGGTGTGATAGAGTCTACTTCAAGTTTTGCTGTCGTGAGCAGGTTTCCTTTGTCATCCTTGATATTTTCAACAGTCATTTGCGGATCAACAGCTGTATCGGGTGTTAGATGTAAACTCATTTCTATTACTCGATCGGCACCAGACGAATCTCTTACATAGACATTTTTAGTCATGTATCGGCATTTGACGGTTTCGGGGTCATTTTTTTCATAGATAGGGCGTCCCCATTTATCCTCACCAACATACTTTTTTCCAGGCAATGTCAGGTCGCATGTATGAATCAGTAAATCATCAAATAACACCGATTCTCACGCTCCTTTTTCGTAGGAGTCCAGTTCCTTCCAAAAACATTAAGCAAGAAGGCGCGACTCTCCCAGCTTGTCGGCTAGTAGATCCACCACTTGCAGATCGGCTGTAGTCTCCAATGGAGTAACTTAGCGAGCTTTTGGGTGTTCCTGTTACATCTACATCAATACCTTCAACTTGGTAATATTCGATTTGAGCGCAACATGCTTTCTTGATCAGTTCTTGAACATCCTCAGAAAACTTATCTAACCCTATTTTGAGAATCTGATACTCTGTCAACGCGTCAACTATTTCAGTTGCACGTTTAAAAAATCGAGAGAACTTGTCATTTTCGACAGGTGTTCCCTCGAATACTTCTTCGTAATACTTTTCGTCAACATAAGGTTGAGTCATACCGCTCACCTACTTTTCTGCTGCTTTTTTTGACTTCTTCGTGGTCTTTTTGGCTAATTCTGTTTCAAGCGCTTTGATCTGATCTAGCAAAGGAGCTGTTGCTTCATCAACTGCAACTTGAACAAAATCTTTAATCTGACCTTCGTCTTTTGGAACGATCTCTAAATAATCTGCCCCAAGCTTCTTGATAATTTCTTTTGCCCGATCTTCCTTCAGGGTTATAACAAGACCCGCACTATAAATCTCATTCGTGCGGGCATCCTGAAATACTTTATTCACTTTATAACGTGGCATTCATTGTCATCCTTTCTTAACCAGCTGGAATGAACGTATCCTCATCTTCGGTACCCGAACTATCAATGTATCCGAGCATGTTGTTTTCTCGAATAACGAAATCAATATCTTCAAGCATGAAGTGATAAGTTGATTGTTTAGCTACCGCAACGGAGTCTTGAGCAGCAGTGGTCAAAGTAACATTCAATCCCCATACGGTCGTTAAATTCGCGAATGGCGTGAAGAGAATAACTCCATTTTTCATTCCATCGACAATTTCGACTGGATATCCTGAAATCATAGTTACTTTTCCATCAGTAATAGTCGCATCACCAAGATTTGTTTGACGATTTTGAATTTCAGCAACATAATGAGCATTTGTTGAGCGCGACATATGCCAAACAAAGGTACTATTGATGTATTTGTCTTGAAACTCACCGATAACTTTAGTCAAGGTAGTAATTTTTGGTAGTTTAGTGAAGCTGTGTTTCACTGCGGCATTCGCTTTTGCTTGCTTAATAAAACCATCATTTAACTTCAAGAATGCGTCAGTATCAGATTCATCACCATTGTAAGCAAGATCTTGCGTATCGGCTGCAAACTGTTGTTGCATTAAAGAAAGCAACGCCTGACGTACATCTTGACCGCGCGTGCGAGCAGTATAGAACGTATTGCTATTTTCAATCCAAGTATCTAGATACAATGGTGACAGATGGAATTTAACTTCGCTTTCTTCAGCGATATCTGTTCCAGTCGGTTCAGTCAATGTGCCTTTGTGAGCTTTGAGAGTCCGACGTTTCACACCCAATTTGTCAATTGATCCAGTACCAGAGTTTGCAAAATAGACATTTAATTTCTGCAATGTTGCACTAGAAGCAATGGCATCAAGGACAAATGCTCGTGCGTTGTCATCACGCAATGTTACGTTGTTTCCTGCCTTTTGAATCGCAGCCATTTGTTTTAAAATAGTTTCATTCGATAATACATTTACCATTTGGTTTTTCCTCCCTTATTCAGAAACAGGGAAAACAGCGTCCACATAAGATGGAACCTCTGATTTCGCTACTTCTGTTGTGTAATTTTGTTCTTGATTGTTACTGAAACGAGCTTTTTCAAGCGCTTCAACCTTTTCATTCAAAGGAGCTACCGCTTCTTGAACTGCTTTAGTGATGTCTTCAGCAGTGAATGCTTCTTTTTTCACCTTTTTCTTTGCAGCCGCCGCTTCCTCTTCTTTTTTCTTCTTTTCCTCATCTGTTAATTCGTCATCATCGCCAGACTTCGGATTTTCTAACTTTTCTAAGCGTTCGGAGATTGGTGTTAACGCTTCTCCTAAAGCTTTTTTTAATTCTTCTTCTGTCATTTCGTGTTCCCCCTTCGATTTTTTAGTACTAAAAAAGGACTTGATCCCATTGACCACGCCCTGTTTTGTTACTGATTTAGTTGTTTGAATCGTTCCTAGTAAAACAGACAATTCATTAACTTCGTCTTGGATTTCTGATAGTTTCTCAGCATCGTTCGCTGAATAGTTATCTAAAATGGACCATGCAGCAGATTGGAAAGCTTCGATAGCCGCGTTCACATCTCGGAAAGTCTTCCTTCGATTGAAATTATTGGTCGTCTGTTTTTTGACTTCTTCAACCTCTGCAGTGCCAGCAAGTGAGTATCCAGTGAACTCACCTTTTTGAATATCTTCCCACATTTCGTCTGTCGCTTTTGTTACGAGGACCCATGTTCCCTTACTGATCGTTGTGTCTTCAATTGTCATATCGACAGGCGCAACATAGCTTTCCACAACTTTTCCAGCACTAGTGGTAAAATCATGCTGCTTATCAATTTGCTGGTAGTCTTCCATAAAGATATGTGCCGCTTTTTCAATTGTCTCAGCATCCATGTAGTCGCCGTGAGCATCTTCTGTTTCAGGTTCATAAACAACACCATATACAAGCTTTTGCGGATCGTCAGCTTTCGTCACAAGCTTAACAGCCGTTTCAAATGTCGGCTCGCCTTCCGCTTTTGTCAGGAAAAATGATTTCTTATTCGCCGCTTTATCAACGTAAGAGACATGTGTTACTTTAACGTTTTCTAGTTTTCGCATTTTATCACCACCTTTCGATGTTCTTGATTCATTAGATATGGCTTCAAGCCGGATCACCTGCCCTTTCTGGCACTGGCTGCCGAACGTCTTTATTGGAGTCTCCATCAGGAGGTTTCCGTTCGTAGTCAAGCAAATTCAAATGAGTTTTATGAAATAGCAATAGCAAACTCGTTAACGTCATTGGTCGAAAGTTACTACGGTTTTCTTTGTTCTCCATAACTGAACAACTCCTTATTTTTTTAGTTGTTTAACCATTTCCTTGAGTATAATCGCAGTGACATAGATAGAAAATGCTCCTAATGGGGTTAGTATTAAAATGCCTAATATTGTCTTGAACATTATTTTTCTCCTTAATCCACTGGCAGTTTTTCAATCTCATATTCAATTTCATTTCTTGAACGATCAAATATCGGATCAAGCCAGCAGTGACAATAGATGGTTTCCTCAATTGGCGCTAATGGATCACGTGGATATCGAATGAACTTGCCGTTGATATAGAAAAACTCTCCTTTGGCTGTCGTCATTCCATCAGCGGATACATGCGCCGGTCGTGGCTCCTTAACACCATCAGCATGCCGCCACGTACTTCCAATCACATGACGATTTAACATCATTGCTTCATATTGAGAGCCGCCATACATCCGAGTGATTTCGAGGATGGCAATCAACCGAGCGCGTGCATATCCGAAAACTGCTAGCTCCGCTAAAGAAATACCTTCCTTTTTCTCCTCGTCGTCTTTTTCGTAGTATTTATCCAACTCACGACTAACTGCATCATCTGTTGTCTGTCGGAGTTCAATTGGCAATTTCTTTAACCAATCTTTCAGTTCTTTGTATGCCTCTAAATTTTCATCAAAGGGTAAATCACTACCGTATTGCTTTTTGAATGCTTCCAGTAACGCAAAAAACGCCGCTTCTAATTCAGGAACGATTTCATTTTTCATCGTTGAATCAAAAGAGCGCTTTTTCATTGCTCGCTTTAATTGTTTTTCGGTTGGTGGCTTCTTCTTGAATTTCTGGATCAACTTATCAACTATGTTTTGCAGTTCCTCATAATCTGTCTGAAAGGCATCTTCAATCTTTGTTTCTACCAACAAAATGTACTCCATTAGCAAATCAATAAACTGATACTCAGCGTTTTCTAGTAGTTTCTTTAGTTCCTTGTCCTCTTCTTCTTTGATTAGAAAAGCCAACTCTATCATTTGAGAATCATCCATCTTAGGACCTCACCTCTTTGATCAACCGACGCACCGTAGCGGCCAATTCACTTGTCGGTGTGCTGCCATAAGCTTTTTGAATACCTTCATCGCTAATTTTGAAGTCTGAGTCCCCAAGAATTTGTATAGCTTTTTCCTCATCAAAAGGAAATGCGGCAGTAATCATCTGTAGTGCGCTGTCTCTTGGAAGCTTGCCGCTTGCAACAGCCTGAACGATATTAACCAACGAAGTGATTTGAGCACCATTCAATGACACTTGTTGCACTGTTTGACCAAGTGCATTAGTTTCGCCTGGTTCTAATTGACCTTCAGAACTAGATAGTGTATCACCGGACATATTAACTTTATTTGCAGAATTACCATTAGCAGGTAAATTGTACTGCTCGCCTTCGAAGCTCTCTAACGGTTTATTGAGAACTTTCCCAACTATATCGCGTAGATCATTCGGAGCAACAGCGCTCGCTTGAATGGCCGGATCAAGAATTGCTTTGATATCTTCCATATTCACAATATTGGATGTCTTAAAGAATACCTCAACATACTTCAAGTCATACTCTCGAAATAGCGAGTTAGTTCGCCATTCATAGGTTTCTCGTAAAGACTGGAAGACTTGTTCTTCTGTCAATTCTTTAGCCGTCTCAACGGTCGCTCTATTATAGTCAGTTGACAATCCTACGTAGATTGGCGGCAGTCTAAATGCAGAGAGTACTGCTTCAATCACATTTTTGTCATACTCAAGAAATAAGGCATCTTTTTGAAGGACATCAGAGAGCTTTTCTAATTTGATTGCTGGTTTATCTTTGTTCTCATCAAAGACCATCTCGTCTGTCGGCCCTAATTTTTCAGCTTCAATAATTAAAAATTTATGCTGAGATTCTCCTTCTGAGCCGATTCCATTCGCATAACTTTGCAAAGACGCTTCCGATGCCTCGGTCAATTGTGCATTTTCTAATAGGATAGCTAACGGGATATGTCGGCCTTGCGTGAAATATCGGTAGTTTAGTTCATCCGCTTTTCGATTGCCTAATATTTTGATCAGCGGACCAATCCATCGAGGGATTCCATAAGGCTCCTGAAAGTCACCAATTTTTAAATGGATAACTTCAGTAGCAGTTCCATTATTAGCTTTTCCTACCGATCCATTAGAATTTAATGGTGTCGGATCACCGAACGTTTTATACCATGTTCCACTCTCTTTTGCAGAATCCATCAACGGATCTCGGAAACAAAAATAACGAACCTTAATATCCTGTCCGTTTTGATTCACTACCTTATTTAGTTTTGTCACTGACATGTATTCTGGCTTAATAGAATCAATACCTACTACTTCACCCTTAACATTTCGAATTACCTCCAAAAAACCATTTCCACATTCTTCAACATGTCTGATTACCTCTTCTACGATTTCTTTTGCGGGTCTTTCGAAAGAAAGTTCTGAAATTAAGGTCTCTAGTTGATTCCACTCAGCCTTCATTGCCTCTGATTCTTCCATATCATCTACTTTATATCTTATTCCTATGCCAAAACCGACCACATTAGTCACATAGGCTTCAATACACTGATTTAAAATATCAGAAATTCCTGTTATGGACCGTAATGTTTCTATGTCATACGGTGGATTCAATAACGTTAAATCTCTAATTTGTTCAACATTACCAGTAGATTTATATTTCAAATCCCTTTTTTTAGCAATTGAAACTTTGCTCTTCTTCCAATCCTTTGGAATGAGACCACTTTCACCACCACTAATTATTCTCGAAGTCAAATCATCGCCTCCTAAAATGCTGTTTTTCTCTCTCTACGTTTCGAATTATTCGAAACTCCTCTGTCTAGTTTTACTAACGCCTGTGACATCGCATCAACGTCATCATCATGCGCGCCATTCGGAAATGATTCGATCTCATCAAGAATCTCATCACTCCAAGGTTTCCAAAGCGGATGTGGTAAGTACACATTGCCCGCCTCCCAGAATGGAGCAACAGCATAGGCGCGCACCTCTTTGCCGCCTTTAGGGTTAACAGGCACCATTCCTGAAATATGTTTTCTCAACATTTCGATTACGGCCGTTCCATTGGCTTTATCTTCTATTAATTTTGCCTTGGCAGATGGGTGACGAGCAGTCATCATAGAAATAGACTTCATCGTATCAACAATGCCCATCCGATCATGCGTACGATCAATTAAAAAGAAATCTGTGCTTTTTTTTCCCCACACATGTCCGGCAACATAATCCGAAGTATCTTTATCTTTAAAAGTACAATCCCACGATTGAACTTGAATATCAAAATTTTCTGGCATGACTTTTATATCATCGCCTAGTCCTAATCGTACTTTCATTTCAATGGATGGCACATAATACTTCGCCCATTTTCGTTTGAAGATGTCACCGCCAGCTGGTGTCGGTCTTTGTTGATAAAGAGAGGCCCAACCTCTTGAACCAGTAACGGCTTTTGTTTGTTCCGCCCACTTTTCATCTTTACCTATTTCAGGAGCTAATGCCTCGCCGACCTCACGACCAAGCAAGTCCTTTTCCTCCGCAATCGCTGGTATTTTGATTTCGATCCAAGGTAATGTTTTTTCTTTTAATAAACGACCCGCTAAATCATCTTCATGCCAACGAGTCATAATAATAATTACAGAACCATTTGCTGATAAACGAGAATAAAACGTATCCCGCCATTCAGAATAAATTTTATCTCGGATTGTTTTACTTTCTGCCTCAGCCCTGTTTTTTACAGGATCATCAATTATCAAAAGATCGGAGCCTCGGCCAGTTGCACCACCTAAGATAGAAGTGCTGTATAGCTGACCTAAATGATTATCAATACCCCATTCAGAAACACTCGCTGTCTCAGAACTTAGTTTCAAATCGAATAGTTCATCACTGTATAAACGAAATTTTTCTCGGTTTTTTCGTCCGAACTTTTTGTAGAGTTCCTCTGAATACGAAACAACCATCGCCAGTTTATCCGGATTCTTGCATAAAAAATAAGCTGGGAAAGTCTCTGTAATAAAAGTTGATTTACCATGTTGTGGTGGTAACTCTACGATGATAAACAACCGTTCTCTATTTGCTATACGATCCAAATAAGGTGAGATATATAACTGGTGTCGTAATGGCTTAAATGTGCACCCATGGGTATAGAAAAAGAAGTCAGCGAAATTTCTCCTCGCTAACTCCTTTAGTGATTCTTTTCTAATTGTCTCAAGATCAACCATCTTGTTCATAGGCTAATCGCCTCAATTCGTCAGTGCTTAGTTCAGCATATGGATTTTTTGCTTTTACTTCACCGGATAACTCTAATTTTTTAGTGTATATCCCATCCATTTTGTTTAAAGTATCAATTGCTCGAATCTGATCACCTGGATACTCATCATCATTAGCAATCTCAGAAAGCTTCACCATACGTTCTTTTCGGGTCATAATAGCCTCGTCTTGAGCTTCTTCTTGAAGTTCCTTATACCTAGCCAAAACCTCATTTTCTTTGAACAATGCGCTAGCTTTATTATCTACAGTAGCATCTTTCCATCGTTTAGAAGATGCGAACGCTTCTCTATAAGATTTCCTTTGTGTCATGCCTGAAATTAGGCATTGAACGAACTTTTCTTGTCTAGCATTTTCTAAAACAGGCATCTCTTTCCCTCCAATATCGACAAAATAAAAAGACCACTCAATGAGTGATCCTCTTTTAGTTTCGCAAACTCATAAACCTTTCAAAGGCTTCTTCGTCTTGCATCAGTTTAAAATATTCTATTTCTCTCTCATAAGCTAACTCATTTAGTCGTGTTTGATTTTCTTTGTTTTTTCCACTTATTGTATTTCTAGTTAAATCTGTCAGAGGTTCTCCTATGCCTTTTTTATAATTAAAACCCAGAGTTTGAAGTACAGTCAAAGTATTCAAAGATAATAATGGTTCTAAGGCTTCGAGATTTTGAATCGCCTCAGACGATTTTTTTTGACCCTCTTCATCCTCGTTTATAGATAATCTTTCAAAAAATTCTTTAAAAACAGGAATCACAGTATTTACTACGTACTCCAAATCCGATTCCGTTAATTTCTGAGCAACTAATTCTTCTTCATAAGATTTAGCAATTCCCTCTAATTCTTGTTTCTCATCTAGCAACGAATAAATAAGCTCATTCATTCCTGCTATCGTCTTAGTTTTATCCCTGTCTGCCTTCAGTGCCCTTATTGTAGCAGAAATTGAACTTGCAGTATTTTTGGCACCAACCTCTGCTAATCTAATACTCAAGTCTACGATATTCGGATCCATTATTTCGCTTTCCCCCAGTGCTTTTTTCTTATAAGTATAGCAAAATTGACTTTCAAAGGATAGATTAGCTTCAGACCAACCATTTTTAATCAAGGACACAAACATTTCAATTCCTCCTCAAAATAAAAAAAACCACCGAAGCGATCTTGTATATGTATTGGATAGACAGGGTTACCGATTCTATCCCAGTCATCGTGGAATTAGTTTAATTACTAACTCCGACCATCTAACCAAATATGTATTAAGCAACCTACACGAGCTTTCGCTCTCCACAACTCCACCTATCCTCGGTTGCTATTGACGTGAAACGAGGTTACCAACTGAGCTACACGTCTAAGTCACTGGCAAGGATTCGAACCTTGCACTGTTTTGATAGCCATACATCAGGGCAGGTCTATCACTTCTACCCATTTATAGCGTCTACCCTTTCCGCCACAGTGACATAAAGACGGCACATGAACTTTAAAGGAAGAGGAGCTATTCACTTCCTTCTTTATTTTTTTAATTGTGCCGCCTAAGATTGTAGAAACCGAGAGAGGAAGCTGTTCACCTCCTTCTGTTTTTTTATAGGTTATGTGAGTAGCCTATAAAATATTTTGATGCTCTCTATAAAAACAGCTAGTTCAGATGGTTGTTCATTTACTCCACTTTTCAGCGGTTGTCCTGTTTATGATGTTCGTCTGACTAGCTGTAAATATACTAATTTGATAATAATAGTATATAGCAGAAAAACGTTATTAAACCGCCAAATATCCCGCAAAAAACCGCCAAAATAATTGTTCAACGATATGCGATCAATCTGCCTTTTTTATAAGCTTCAGCAAATTCAATTAGAGCTTCTGACATTAGTCTTTCAACGCTGCGCTCAGAGTAGCCAATTTCACGGCCGATTTTATAATTAGAATAACTATCAGGTGTACAGTAGCGGTAATAGAGAACTTGACGACTTGTTATTCCCAAAGACATCAAAGCTGCTAAAATAGCATCTCTTTCAGCTTCAGCTTCCATAAATTGAATCATTCCGTCTTCCGCCTTGTTCCCCCATCTATCGCCTTTTGGCATGTCTGACATGACTGGTGATTTAATATCTATCATTGACTTTCCCGCTATACGTACCCACTTACGATAATTTTTCAATATTTTTCTTGCATTACATTTAGTTTGATAAAAATCGACTTCTCTCAATAACGCTATCATGCCATCCGCTCCTTGTGCTATAATGTTATTGACTAGATAACCTATAGCGCTGAGCGAAAGCTTGGTGCTTTTTTTGTTGCAAGATTTACTCTATTCTTGTAATTTGGTTGCAATGACTCATAAACATTGATATAAAGCCTTTTTCTATTTTTCACAACCGAAGCTACATGATAGGCGACGTTACTAGATCTATTCAACGTCTTGACTGCGAATCAATTCACGTGCAAATGAGCAGTTGACAATCTCATTAATAGACTTCAAGTAATCGCCAAGCTCTTTTTCAGCCTTTTCTTTTGCTTCAAACATAGTGGTAGCATATACAACTAGCGTGCAGCCAAAACCATGTTTATTTGTGTACCTGACCATAAATTCATCTTTCACTTCGACACCTCCAACAACTCTGGATTTTCGTAGATGTTGCCTAAAATAGTTACGTCATCAGACGTTAAATTGAAATTGTGCAAAAATATTTCTTCTAGGTCTTCATCATCAGGTAAACTCATGGAAACAGAAATCCCGTCAATTTCACTAGGTATATGTTTGGGAGTGTCGAAGTCATACTTAGCATTTTTGATTATCCAAGCAGTGCCTGTTTCATCTAAATCTACCACGCCAATCATATGATTTTCTTGGTAGTACCCCATTGGCCATTCTTCCCAAAAGATATCAATGATATCACCTTTGAAAACATCTTTTTCTTCAGAATCATCATATGAGTCATCCATGTATCCCTTTAGTCCTGTTGATTGCATGAGTTCGACATCTTCGAAATCAAATATTTCAGTAAAGCACTTTTTACCTTTTAAATCGTCTCTCTTTACTAAGCATTCCATTCCTAAAAAGTCGGGTTTTGCATCCGCGACTACTCCGTCGGGATGGTTTGATAAAACTCCTGGTTTTACCCACTCTCTAAACTTCGGTATCATATATTTCACATCCATTTCTATTTTTGTTGT